AATAGCACCGGCCTGTGCTTTGATCCATTCAAGTCTTTCTTTAGGATTTTCAAAATAGTCTAGCCCTAAGTCTTTAACTAAACCAACTTGACTAGCATCTTTAATTTTATTTTCCACAGTACCATAATCTTGTTTTTCTAACAAGTCTGTGCTTTCAATAATTGCTTTCTCTAATGCTTTGTGTCTGCAGAATGTCTCAAACTCATTCATAAACCAGTTGTGATGATCAGGTGTTACATTCGGAATAGGTTCTAGTTTTACACCTGCTACTGCACTAACTTGTTCAGGCGTAGGGATAGCATTATGGCTTACACTATGGCTAATAAAAAGATCTACTGCTTTTCTATATTTTAAATTAAAAAACTCAGGCTTAACTATGTTTTGACATCTAGCAAACAAGTCATTGTCGCTAAGTAAAAATCTTAAAAATAGTTCCTGTGTTTCTTCGTTGTACTCTTTAATATCGCTCATAATTCTTTATCTCATTAGTTATATATCTAGCAAATAGTTTATGTCCTGCATCGTCTGGATGGCTATCGCTGGTGCTTATTACATTATTACCTGCTATTATACTTATAGGTTTTACAAAATGCGTAGGTACAATTATGTCTACATTATTTTCTGCAGGCATACAACGTGAACTCATTCCTGTAAACATGTAAGGTATCTCATGTTGATTAAAGAATGCTACCATTGAATTAATAAGGTTATATGTTTCTTCTTCTACAGTTTTAATACTTCTATGTAGTAGAGAATGATGTACAAAATTTGTAACTTTTTTATTAAGTTCATCTATATCAATATCACTTCTATTATAAGATAAATCATCTAATACAACATCATTTTTACACATACCTATCCAAGTATCAAATTCTGAATCATACCATTCATCTCTAAACCAATCTGATAACTGTATTACAAACATAGTATCATTTACTGCATGAGTTTTTATATATTCTTTTGTTCGTCTAAGTATCCTTTTATTACTGCTACCTATCCAACTTTCATTAATAACTTCATAGCCTTCCATAAAATCTGGCCAAGCAGATTTGTTTTCTAAAGTATTACCGTAACTAAAACTACAACCGTTTACATATAACTTCATATTAATGTCCTGTATGCACTCCAAACATATATCCTAAAAAGAAAACTATTGGACCTAGAATTAATAAATCTACTATCCAATGTAATGCAATAGATAGTGTTACTATTTCTTTCCAATGTAATTTACAAACATTTGCCCAATTTTTAATTTTTTCTCTCATAACATTTTTGCCTTTACTTGAACTTTTAATTTATTATCTGTAGCATGTTTTATAATACTAGATAATGTTAATAATCTACCATACATTGTTACTGCTTCATCGGCATCTTTTATATCGGCATGCCATGGCGGAAAACTAACTTCCCAACCTAGTTCTAATGCTTGATTAATTAATTCTTTACCTGCATTATCTCTATCCGGACAAAGTATAACACGTTTACCTAGTTTGTCAATTAAGTGTGCTTGTTCTGGTGTTACACTATTGCCTTGTATACTTACACCATCTAATTGTATAGCATCAAAGACACCTTCTGTTACAACAACTATTTCTCTTTTGCTGTCAGCAAATCTATCAATATTAAAAACATATCCAGGCTGTATTTTATGTAAGTATTTAGGTGTGCTTTTGTCTGGTGGACTTATATGCCTTGCAGTCCAGCCTACTAATTCGTTATTATAAGTAAAGGGCACTACTAGTCTTTTTTTATATAAATTTTCATTAAAATATAAAAGTGGATATAGTCCTAGTAGTCCCCTTTCTACCGCATAAACTTTAACAGGATGATTATCTTCTAAATCATCAACTGCCATAGCATTTGCTGGTAAGTCTTCTGTATTAAACTTTTGTAAATTATAGATATAATCTGTAGTTTCTTCTGTTTCTAAAAGTTCACTGTGTTTAAGTAGTTCAATTGTAACTTTGTGTATTTCATCTGTTGTTACACCTAATTGTCCTGCAAGATCTTTATATTTTTTGCCTAAACTTGGACCAGGTGCCCATCCAGTAGAGAAATTACAATTAAAACAGTTATAACTTATTCTCGCACCACTAGTAATTATGCCGCCTCTTTTTCTTTTATCATTACACATAGGACAGTTCATTGTCATCCACCCGCTAGGCGTTCTGCTTGTTTTTACAGGCAAGTTATCTAAAAGAAGGCGATGTACTCGTTCTACGAGAAAGTCTATATCCATAAGTGTATTATACAGGAATATTAGAGAAAAGTCAACTAGTTTCTAACTTGTACTTGGGAGATATTACCAGAGGTTGGTGTATGTTTAATTCTAATCCAATTTGCATTTACATTAAATGTCTTATGGTAGATAGCACTAGACGAACTTATACTTACATTACTTAACACATTAAACCAGTCAGAACTTGTCTCGTCACTACTTGGTGCATTTTCAATACAACTTGCTTGAACATCAAATGTACCAGTAAAAGTATCTGGATAAATTGCTATAGAATGTAATGCATGTGAAAAGTTTCGATCTTGATTGCCTTTAAATGCAGAACTTACAAATACATTAGCGGCGTCGCCTGCCGATGTACTTGATGTTTGTAAAAAAGTATTTCCTATTTGTGTTTCAACTGGACTTTGATCTATTTGTTCTGATATTTCTATATTAAATACTAGATTGCTGTTTTGATCAGAGTATACAGGATAATCTGAACTATCAGATTGCCTTCTAGCAATGTATATTGTGTACAACCCTGCATCAATATCTCTGAGATCTCCTTCGTCTAAAACTAATTTTGATATACCTACATCACTTGTATGTTCTAATATTTTATAAAAAAATCTTCTTTTAGTTGTAGGATTAATAAGTGTTGCAGTTAATATGTCGCTAAACACATTTTGTAACTTTCTATCTCTATTTCTAATATTAAAAAATATTTCGTTGCTTAATCCCTTATGGGCAATTAATTTTCTATTGTTCATAGGCCTGTTATCCACATATAATCCGTTGGTATCGATAACCAAATCAATGTAATCTTCGTAAAGATATAATCTATTATCGCTAAAACTCATAAATTTAAACTCTTTATATTACAGTATTTATCATTCTAGATTATAAATACTTTTGTGGATAAAGAGACTTTAATAAAAGAAACGCAAGAACGATATCCTTTCCTAACCGGTATTACATATAGTGATCAAGAATTCATAGGCATAGTAATTAATCATGATAATTCTATTATGACATTTTATGATTTAGATCGAATACAAGATAACCAAATTAAAAAACTTTTTTTAGAGTTAGGTGAAGTATGGTGGTGGGAGTCTAATAGACAGTTACCTATTGATGTTTTTTTACATCATGAGATGCAACCATTTAAAAAGTACTTGCGAACATTTATAATGAAAGATATAGAAGTTATCTTTGGTCCAACTACAAGCCTACAAAATCTAATTAGAAAAAGAATAAAGCGAAGAGGTATTCAACTAATTAGGAAGATTGACTAGCAGTCTCAACAATCAAATTTAATTGTACTATTATTGCTAAAGCATATCCATAACTATGACTTTTCTTAAAAAAGTAACTATCATCTGCTGGTTTGACCCAAACATCTTTTTCAATATCCTTCCAATCCTTTCCAACCAAATGACGTTTGCCTGGTCTTATCATAGCAAGTATCATTGCTAGTTGCTCTATGCTGTTAGGTAAATGTTGTTGTATAATATCAAAATGTTTGTTTATATGGAACAGTTGGTCAACTATTTCCTTATGCTGGAATAATTCCCACATAGGTTCTGTTTCTATCAGTCTATCTAAGTGTTGCTCATTCTCTATTTCTTTATAAACATGGTTATTAAGTACATCTAATTTAAACCAGCCGTCTTGTTCTGCTTGTTTATGATCTATTGTACTATAGCCTTCTAGTGGAAACTTTGGAATATTTTGAAAGTAGACACCAGTATTGTGCTTGGTAAACTTACCATCCTTTTCAATACTTGCAGGTGTGACATTAACTAACTTGAGAAAGTCATCTCTGTTAGCCATATCGATATCTACATCAAAATCAATCTTCACTGAACAATAAACTCCACTTCATTAGTTTTTCTTTTTTAACTGCCATACGTTTTTGTATTTGCTCATCAGTAACAAGGCCGCCATTTTTAAGTATATCTATCATACACATGACATCGCCGATTTCATCTTGTAATTGTTTATAATCACATGGTTCGTCAAATCTTATCATTTTACTACATGCCTGAATTAGTTCACCACATTCTTCCATTGTGATCACTAACATTTCTTCTCGTTTTTTCATTTATATACCTGCTATTGAACATGCTTGTTTTACTTCTGAAACTTCTTCTTTATTTTGTGTAAAGAGTTTCATCCAAAACGGTGCACTAATTATATCTTCTATCATTTTTACTTGCTCGTCACTAAATCTTGTTAGCAATTCATCACCTGTGTCACATAAGTATAACATCCAAGGAGATACTTTTGCACTTCTAATATCATAGACTGCTCTGGGGGTAGACACCTCACTAAAATATTCAGTCCAATCTAAATTACTTTCTTCACTCCATTTTGCCAAATACATAATTGTTCGCTCTAATGCTTTCATGCCTGGTTCTTTTTTAATGTATGCTAACAAATATTCATCATATAGTTTGTCTTTACTCCAGTCTGCTAATTTCTTGCCATTCTTAATTAACCATTCTGCAAACTGTTCTGGATTCAAATATTCATTTGTAACGCAACTTCTACCAAATTTTACAAAACCTTCATAGTACTGACTCTGTATAAATTCTTCCTGTGTTTTTGTTTTTGTTGCTGACGTGTTTAAATCATAAAACATTTGAAATACCCTAAATGCCAATCTTGTATGTGTAAGATCTTTATCCGCCCAACGTCTTTTCTTGACGCACATATGAGCCGATAAGGTACGTTCGTTCATAAACGACTTACTGCACCATTTACATTTATTACTTTCCAAAGACATCTTTTATTGTTTTATCGTCGCACCCATTTCTTTTAGCAAATTCTTTTAAATCATCTTTTACATTAATACTGATAAGGACTTCTAAGTCATCATCTTTTACATTTGGCAATAGTTCTTTCATAAAATTAAATACTTTGTTCTTTTTCTTTTTTGAATGTGGAGGTTTTATATAAGGATGAAATTCAACTTTTCCGCTACCACATGCACTTAATAATAACCATTGCAATTCTGGATGTTTACTAACTTCACTAAATTGTAAATTAACTAATTCATTTGTCATATAAATGTAATTGGCCGCATGTTTACCTTGTACACTACTACAGTACCTCATCATCATCCAGGCACTAAAGGCTTTCTTTTGTTCATCACTTAGGTTTGTGTAAAAACTTTTAGTTTTTTTATCTATTGCCGCCATTACATCTTTTAGCGGTAGTTGTGGTTTCTTAGCCATTTAGCATCCTAAATTTATACGGAGGTTGCCAGTCTCCGTTATATGTGTACCTATTAGGGTACGGGTTATATTCCAAATCATCTTCTAATGTAAAAACTTGACCGGGATATTCTTTATATATCTCAAATACTAGTTTACTATAAAAACTTAAATTGTCAAATGCTTTATCTAAATCATTACTAGATAAATGTTTGCTGTACATCTTTCTATTAGATCTCCATGGACTAACATCATTAATATCAAATTGTTTACATGCTACTGCATAACTAATTACT